AAAAAAGAGTGGAAGCTTATAAATGGAGAAATCAATGAGCTGGCTTATAGATTACGACATTCTGAAATGGATCATTGGAATATCAACAATTATTTTCTCATATTTTCTAGGCTATTACATCGGTTTTTTTTCGGGGGAAACCTCAGCGATGGAAAAATACCGGGACTATTTTAAGGATTTATAAATTCCCCTTCCCATCAATCTCCAAAAATGGCATATAAAATTATAAATATATATCATTTTCGGGGAATCATGCCTAAATTATCCAAATCAAAGAAGCCAGCCAAAAAATCAAAAAAGATTTCCTCTCATGAAAAACATGAAAGGAATGAACGTCATGAAGAAAAAGAAGATAAAAAGCGTTCAAAAAAATCAGATAAATATTAGGACTTATGGCATCTGTAGGCAGACTGTGGACACCGAATAAAGAAGCCGTTGTGGCCGCATTAGAAAAACATCATGGCATTGTTACACGTGCAGCAAAAGAATTTAATGTTAAACGTCACACACTAAAAAAGAAAATAGATCAAGACCCTGAATTAGTGGAATTGCTACAAAATCTTAGGGACGATTTAAACAATAATTTTTTAGATTTAGCTGAAAATTGTATTTTAGCAGCTATGTCAAAACAACAAGATGACCCCTCGAATGCAATGAGAGCGGCTATGTTTGTATTAAATTCGAAAGGTAAAGAGCGCGAGTGGAATAATGCGTTTCGCCCTGATACGATACAAATATCACAATATGATGTTGAGAATCTAAAAATGGAAAATGAAGCATTAAAAAAGCAGCTAAATGACATTCACAACAAGCCACAAGCAGAATCTGAGTTATCTGCAAGCGACACATCGATTTAACATTTGGGTTGGTGCGGTTAGATCAGGTAAAACTTTTTCGAGTATCCGAAAATTTATAGACCGTATTAAATATGGCGTCCCTGGTGATGCTATGATCATTGGGGTTAACCGTGGTAGCATTCACCGCAATATTATTACTCACATGTTTAAGACATTGGGCTTTCCATGCCCTTCTCCAATGGCTAACAAAGTTAAAATATTTGGGCGTGATCTTTATTTCGTTGGTGCGCCTGATGTTAGCGCTGTCAGTACGATTCAGGGTAGTACACTAGCTTACGCATATGTCGACGAAGCAACATGTATACCCGAACCATTCTGGAAGATGTTAGAAAGTCGTTTGAGTGTAACGGGTGCACAATTATTCGCGACATGCAACCCGGAGGGTCCATTACATTATATCAAGAAGCAATATATAGATAAGCCGGATATACACGACATCGTGACTTTTGAGTTTACATTAGACGACAACCCTGTTTTAGATGTAGCGTATAAAAAAGCTATTAAAGCATCATATACAGGGGTATTTTATAAGAGATTTATTCTTGGTGAATGGGCGATGCCATCAGGGGCAATCTTCGATGGATGGGATACTTTAAATGTTTACGAAAAAGATTATCCATCACCAAATTTTTATGTAGCAGGATTAGATTATGGAACTGTAAACCCGACTGCATGTCACATAGCTGCAATATCTCCGAATATGTGGCCTCAGATACGTATAGAAAAAGAATATTATTTTGATAGTGCCAAATATGGCCGATGTAAAACAGATAGAGAACTAGCATTAGAGCTTAGAAAATTCCTTGAGAATACATCTATAACGGCTTTATATGTAGACCCTGCAGCAGCAAGTTTAAAGCTTGAGTTGCGTAACATGGATTTACCGGTGATTGATGCTCATAACGATGTACTTTTTGGTATCAGGATGATGAGTCAATACATCACCGGAAAAAACCTCATGATACATAAGTCATGTAGTAATCTTATTGATCAAGTACAGTCGTACGCATGGGATCCAAAGGCGGCAGAAAGAGGCGAAGACAAACCGATTAAAACACAAGATCACGCTGTAGATTCATGCAGATATTTAATAGCTAGCTGCTTTAAACACGGATTAGATGGTCATGTAGATAACAATATTACCGTCGAACAATTAAAAAGACAGATGTATGATGATAGAGGTTATGGCTTTATTAATCCTGAAATGGGAGGGGGATATTTTTGAATGAAATGGATAGCAACTAATAGAGATTTATATAGGGAAGATTTTAAGAAAACACTTCCATTAGACTCACCTTTTTTATGTTTGTGGAAAGGTACTGTTTGTATTTGCGAGTATGAAGAAGAAGAAGATCATTTTTATATAGGGATGATGCCAGCTTGCAATCTAGGATTTTGGAAGCTTGATCGTGAACGAGAGAGAAAAATCACTCATTATATGAGATTAGAATTGCCAGATGATTACTAATAATTCTAAATCTGTTATATTAAATTTTTAATATAATAGGTGTAAAATGCCGTCTTATCAAAATGGAAATTTTTCTCTTGGCTTAGGTTATATAGATCCGTCTGATGTAAAGTCTAAAGATTTAAAACAAATGAAAGATTGGTTTTATCAGGCCAATTACACCGGGGGGTCTGCTATATGGATGCAGGCTGCAATTGATAAGCGATTCAAGATCGGTGACACAAATTTATATAGTTCTTCCTACGGACAAAACACACAGCAATATCAAAAGTTTTTCTTTAATATGATCCGTCGTCATGGAAACATGATATCAGGTTTTCAGCGTAAGAATAAAAAATCTACTATTACAATACCGAATCAGGATGATGCAGATCAGCTATGCGACGACTATAATAAAGCCATACGTTGGTGCGAAGATAGAGATAATTTCCAGGAGTATTTTTCACAGTCATTTGAAAATAGTGCCGACGTTGGAATGAATCTGCTTTGGATGTATCCAGACTATACCTACGACCCTATTTCAGGAGATTTACTAACAGACAGTGTAGCGATAAATAATGTTTTATGGGATCAAAATTTCCACAAGATGGATTTGACAGACATGAACGGACTTTGGCGTCGGAGATGGGTATCTAAAAATCAAGCGATGTCATTACTTCCCGGGTTTGAAGAAGAGATAAAAAAAATGCGTCCTGGTGGGATGAAAGACGGGAGATTTCCTTTGCAAGCAGAGCTGCAAAACCTCCAATTATCCAACCTATTCACCTACGACGAATTTTATTATCGTACCACAAGAATGGCTAATATCATTGTAGATCCTTTTTCTGGCGAGGCTATGGAATGGGAAGAGCAAGACGACGATCCAGAAGACCTGATGGAAATGACATTGAGACAGCAACCGTGGCTAAAAGTCGTAAAAAAAGATGTTCCCACGGTAAAAATGTGTATTAGCTTAGGCGACTATCAGATATATGACGGTGCTAATCATTTAAATGTTGATATGTACCCTACAGTGCCTCACATGTGCTATCATGAGCCTGATATTTTGTCATATAGTGGACGTATCATGGGCTATATAAGAAATCTTCGTGATGCGCAATTCTTGTATAATATGCGCAAGGTAATTGAGCTTCAGATACTTCAATCACAAATTAATGCCGGATGGATTTATCCTATTGATGCCGTCACAGACCCTAAGGCATTTAGACAGTCTTCCGGAGGAGACGCCTTTTTAATACCATTAAAAGCAGGGAGGTTGCCGAGTGAAATACAACGAATTGAACCGTCAGCGATTCCGCAAAGCCTTTTGGAGTTATCTAGAAGTCTATCGGAAGATATTACGAAAATATCCGGAGTTAACGAAGAGCTTTTAGGCATGGCACAGGATGATAAATCAGGTATATTGTCTATGTTAAGACAATCTGCCGGACTTGTCACATTGCAAAATATCTTCGATAAATCAGATTTAACTCAACGGTTATATGGTAAATTGCGGTTAATGGCGATCAGGAAGAATTTTTCCAAAGGTAAAATAAAAAACATTTTGGGTAGAGAGCCGGATCCTAGATTTTTCACAGATTACAGCCAGAAATTTAGCGTGGCCGTCGAAGAAGGTAACTACTCGACAACACAAAGACAAACCGAACTGCAGCAATATTTGCACTTCCGTGAAATTGGAATACCGATATCTAATAAGACAATCATTAGATCCGCTTTTATCACTAATAAAAAGCAGGTTATACAAGAAATGGAAGAGGAAAGCCAACAACAACAGCAACAGCAGCAAGCACAAGCACAGCAGCAAGCACAAATGGATCAGTCAAAAATTATGATGAATTTTGCCCGTGCGCGTAATGACCTGGCATCAGAAAAAGATAAGATGGCAGCAGCACAAGAAAAGATTGCCAATATTGATAACATACAAGCTGCTACCGAGCAAAAATCCATGGAAGCAGATCTCAATCTTGTTAAATTGGCCATGGAGCTGGAAGATGTGCAATTCAACCAACTTAGAACAGCTTTTGATTTTGCTCAAAATATGAAGACTGCTAATCAAGTTGAAAAAATTGATTTACAAAATGCACAAAATCAAATACAAAATAACCAACAAAATTTAGTTCCAACAGGGGGGACAATATGAAAAGGACAGGAAGCGGACTAGGATATTCCGTCATGAAAAAAGGTCATGAAGAAAAGACTTTGAAAGACACTATGGTCGCCGATACAAAATATTCAAAATACGGTGATGATAACGAAAAAGAAATGGCAGAATCAGTCGATAAACTTGCCGGCTATGTAAAATCCCATAGGATGAAATATTAATATGAGTAAAGACTATCGAACAGAAGCCATAAAAAAATCGAAAGAGCACTGGGAAATGGATGTAAGCGCATCCATTTTTCCAAAGGCAAAGAAGAGTAATCAGTTAGATAATTGGATTGCTAAAGGCGTTAAGGAATGGCCTAGAACACATGTAAAAATCAACGAGTGCGATAACTGAAATGAAAAAGATCGGAAAAAAGATTACTAAGCATCTTAAACACGACATTAAAGAAGCTAAGAAAGGGATATCAGACGATAAAAAGCTTATGAAGTCTGTAAAACGAAAATGAAAAAGTCCACATCAAAAGATAAAGAAAAGATAAAAAAAGTGATGAGCGAATTTTCACACGGTAAATTGCATTCTGGTAGTAAGAAAGGGCCTCTTGTTGAGAATAAGAAGCAAGCGGTAGCTATTGCAATTAGCGAAGCTCGGAAAGCAGGGTCTAAAATCCCTAGAGTAAGCAAGTAGTAACGTAAAAATTATCATCAGTGGGTATTAGTGGCTATAATTCCAATAGCAAGCGAGCTATCTAAAAAGGCATATGCGGATAAAACTAAATATGACGCCAGAGAGATAGCACATGCAGCAACGGACGAGATCGAAAAAGAATTTTTTCAGGCTATAGCCAATTACAAAGACAAGATAGACCAAACCGAATTTTGCGTAGTTATGGTAATTGCCTCAGATCCTTTAATAAATAACCTGAGACGTCGTAAATTTTATTGCTGGCCTTATCTCCCATCCCCACGTCCGAATCAAACTGTATTGCTTTATAATAAGGAATTAGACCAAATAACAAAAAGGCTATGGGTGTTGCCGAATCCAGCAACTATGGCAGAGCTTGCAACAAGCTCTTTGGTGGTATGTAAGGACTATCAGTCAATGCGTGACTGGTGTGTGGCATTTTTTAAGGGTACTTTTTGGGATTTTATCCGTTATCAGCACGATATAAAAATGTTATCGCAGGAAGAATATTTTAAATTACATAGGGACGAGCTTCTTAAGTTGGGTGTTGATGTGGCTAATCCTGGAGCTTCCGAGTCCTTTGATTTTAGTAAGATCCAAATCAATGATATCGAACACGCGAACCAACCCGTTTCTTTGTAATATATTCAAAATATCTTTTGGTAAACATAACACATCAATAGGTGCGTCATATTCACATTTTTTTATATAACTTCGATAATTATATAGAGATTCTAAAAAATCTTTGTTGATTTTTGCTAACTCTCTCTCCATTATCAATTTATTGTTTACATTATCCATAGGAGCCTTATGACTGACGTTGAAATTAAAAAAGAAGATATTAAAATTGAAGTCCCACAGCAAGAAAAAAAAGTTGAAGAGGTAAAAGAACCTCAACCAAATATAAAATCAGAAGAAAATCAAGAAAATTGGAAGCGTTTTAGGGAAGAAAAAGAGAAAGAACGTAAGCAGCGAATAGAAGCTGAAAAAATAGCGGCTCAAAAAGCAGCAGAAGCGGAAGCATTAAAATCGGCCATGGAAGCCCTTTTAAATAAAAATCAACAGCCTCAACAGCAATCACCACAAGACTTTTTTAACGACGACACAGAAGAGCAGAGGATAGCAAAACAAGTTAATCTAGCTATAGCGAAAGAAAAACAAATATATGAAGAGCAGCAGCGTAAAAATGAAGCAGCTCAACTGCCACAAAAATTGAGTATGACACACCCCGATTTTAATACAATATGCACGGATGAAAACATCGATTATCTGCAATACCATTATCCAGAAATTGCCATAGGTTTTAAGCATATGCCGGATAATTTTGAGAAATGGAGTGCATTATATAAGACGGTAAAAAAATTGGTACCATCACAAAATAAAAGAGATGATGAAAGGCGGATTGAAAAAAACCAGTTAAAACCGCAGGCACATGCAGCAAGTATGACAGATACAAAACCAGAAACTTCAGGATGGAGATTGACGGAAGAAAGACGGCGTGAAAACTGGGAAAGAATGCGAAGAGATGCAAGAAGTATTTGATATTTAAATTTTAGTTTTATACATTGATTTTAGCTGATGTGAAACTTCGCTAGTTTCAGGCCGATATTACACCTCGCCAGTGTTGCAGTAATTATTAACGCAATATAAATGAGGTGTAACAATGTCATTCCCATCAGGAATTACAAATATAAATAATCTGGCGCCAGAAGTCCCAGTCCAGGCGCTTGAAGACTTTCTTTCAACTCCGATGTTTAACTTAATACATTCATTTGGTGTTGATCTATATCATGCCGAGGCATATTTAGGTAAAACAACGAGGATGTCACGTTTTGAACGTTTGTCAACAGACGGCGGACAACTTGACGGATCTGGTATTGATCCTAACAGCGAAGTGCCTGTAAGATCAGATATCGACGCCAAAATGGAAATATACGCAAAATCTATTGTTGTAAACGAACAAGTTATTTTGTGGGAAAATCCAAAGACCTACTCAAAATTTACGGCTTTACTTGGTCAGTGGATGCGAGAAAAGGAAGATCTTTTAATGCGAGATCTTTTCAGCAGTTCGGTTTCATATTTAAATGCAACGGGTGGTTTAAATGCAGACTCTCCAAGCAATCCATCTAGAAACGATTTCAATAACATTGAAACTATTCTTCTAAATAACGATGCCAGAACTATGCTCGAAAGCGTAGAGGCAACAAGAATGATTTCGACAGGGCCCACAAGAGATGCTTTTATTTGTTTAGCTAATACAGCTCTAACAAATGATATCCAAAATATTCAAGGTGTACTTCTAAAGAACGCTTATCCTTCGCAAGAGGGACTAAGACCTGAAGAATATGCTTCAATCAGTCGTTTCCGTATCTTTGTATCATCTAAAGCAGCTAAAAAGCCGTCATCTTCCATGCTCGGAAGAACGGTTTATACAATGCCAATGTTTGGACTGGAAGCAGCAGCAAAAATCGAACAAAACCAATATACCGCGGTTATCGGTTCACGACCTGCTTGGGTTGTGTCAAACGTCGCACAAAATAGCGGTTTATATGCACGGTTTGCGATTGCTAGAGCAATTACAAATCAAAACTGGATATCCGGTTTAAATTGCACAACATTCCAACCAACATAATAGGAGTTAAAAAATGGCCTTTACTATTTTAACACAGGGGAAATTTACCTCTGACGGTTTGGGGAGAAAGATTCCAGTACCACAAAGTGCAGATGCGTTTAGAACAATAAATATTACTCAATTAGGGTTAACACCTACACCAGGAGTAGTTATTCGTTCTGAATGGTTTAGAGATATTTTTGATCCTAACGATGGTATTAGATGGAAAAAAGCAGATGGAGCCAGTACCGTAACAATGGACACCTTTGGAACTTCTACAGCTTCAAATGGTTTTACATATGTTACAGCAGCACCGACAACGGAAGCTCAGGCAACTAATGCTATTACAGCAATTACAGCCGCTTCCCCTGCCGTAGTTACACAAACACAAACATACCTAGATGGAGACATCCTTAGATTATATAACACTACAGGTATGTTACAAATTGCAGGAATGCCTTTCCAAATCTCTACTGTTTCCGGTTCAGGTTATACTTTAACAGGGCTCCGAGCGGCAGGATTTTTAGCAGCAGGAACAGCAGGATATACTAGAAGAATTTCAAAATATGAAGCCGTTGACCCTCAATACCTTTATATTACAGAAATTACAAAGGCATTAAATGCCGTTGTTAGAACATCGGTTGATCCTTCTCCGCATTATGCAGTAGGAATGTTGTTACATTTTTCCATTCCGAATACTTTCGGTATGGTAGAAATGAATCAATTGACAGGTAAAATCGTGTCGATTGACTCAACAGAATACACAATGACGGTTGATATTGATTCAACAGGATTTAGTACTTTTGCATTCCCTGCAAGTACATCAGTACCGGGAACAACATTGTTTGCTACTTTGGCACCTGCCGGAGCACGTACACAATATGACCCAATAACAGGACTACAAACTGGTTACGACTTCGTCAAACAACCTTTTCATACAGCGGAATTTACTCCATATATGTTTTTGGCGGGTGGGGCCAACAGCCCAGCAGGTGCATCGGGTGATGTAATTGTTTGGCATGCTCTTAAGTCAGAGACAGGCATCACTAATTTTGATATCTAGTTAAATTTGACTCTGTACATATGTGCTTATGTACGGAGTCATTTTTCTTATGTATGGAGTGATTTTCCTTATGTACGGAGTTACATGACTGTACCGAACGATGCTAATACTTATTTACCTGGGACTATACAAATACCGAGTTCGCTTGTCATTACGGCAATAACTCAATCTAATCCGGCAATAATAACCATAGAGGCCGACCCGATAACAGCAGTAAATACGTATATGGGTGGTCAGATTGTAAAATTAAATATTCCATTTAACTATGGAATGCAGCAAATTCAAGGAATAACTGTGAAGATTATAAGTGTTAGCGGTTCTGACCTTACAATCGATATCAACAGCACAAATTTTGATCCTTTTGTTATACCTTTAACAGGGGAAATGCCTGCAAGTTTATCTCCGTCAGGAAGTAGAAATTTGTCTTTAGATAACACAACAAATTTAGAACCTTTTCAATCATATGAAAATAGAGGTAATTAATGCAAATTGCACAATGCACCGCTACAGGTGAGCAGCATGGTTTAATGGGGGTACTACCCAATTCAGTACCTTTTGATGATTTTAAAAGTATGAAACCGGCAGACGCTGAAAAAATGCGTAAACAGAAAAAAGACGATGAAAAGATAGTATGGGCTAGATATATAAACCGAAACGGGATAAACGAAAGACTAGAGAAACCGTATTGTAAATATGCAGGTGAGCCTATTCAGTTGTGGAAATTAATACCGGAACAAAAATACCAATTGCCTATGGGATTTATTAAAGAAGTTAACAGCGATGACGCAAAAATGCCAGTAAGGGCAGGTTTACAGTCAGTTGACGGAGTTTCCATTAATTCTTCAGGGACACCATTAGCACAAGATGAATCTATTCGGATTCATGAGCTTGTACCATTAACATTTTAAGGTAAAAAATGACAATAGCACCACAGGCAGATTCAACATTAAACGCTATAAGACTAAAAGTCAGAAGGCTTACGAATTCGCCTGGTGCTAATTCTTTGACGGATGCTGAAATAGATCAGCATACCAATACATTTTACAATCAAGACTTTGCTTATGCCATTAAAGTTGATCAAATGAGGTCTATTTATACGATATACACAGAGCCTTATATTGATATTTACCCGATAGATGTAAACTATAATATGGGTATCCGTGCCCCGGCTTATTTTGACGGTATTAAGGGTGGTTTTTATAAGGATAGGGAGCAGTTTTATAACCTTTATCCGAGAATATCTACTTTATTTCAGCCGATAAGCGGAGACGGAGAAACCTCAGCATTTAGTTTTACAATACCTGCCCCATTTTTAAAAAACGAGGTTGTTTTAGGTGGTGTAGATACGGCAGGGAATGCAATTACAGTAAAAGACAACGGAGAGGGCAGACTATATTATCTAATTCCTAATTCTCAAACCTCTTTACCTCCTCAGATTAACGTTACAGCAACACAATTAACACAAATACCCGGAATGTATAACAAAAATCTAGATAATCCGGGACTCTATCAGCCTTTTGACGTGGGTTCTGTAGATTATGTATCAGGTCAGTTTGTAATAGATTTTAGCCCTGTTACAGTAATACCGGCAGCAGGTACACAGATGCAATTAAGAGTATCGTTATATCAAACAGGAAGACCGTATAGCATCCTTTTTTGGAATAACGAATTTCATGTTAGGCCAGTTCCTAAATTTATCCATAAAATCGAAGTGGAAACTTATTTTACACCTGTCCAATTTATGGCTAATAATAGCCATCCTATTATTGACCAGTGGTGGCAGTATATTGCATATGGAGTGGCTTGCGAAATACAGAGAGAACGTAACGACTTTGAAGGTGTAAACATGCTTATGGAAGGTATGAAGAGACAAGAGGCATTAGTATTAGAAAGGCAAGGGGTAGAAGAGATTGGACAACCTAACTTTACCTTGTTTAATTCTAGCGTACCTAGCCCATCTAATAGCTTTTGGGGATGGGGAGGATGGGGAGTGTGGTAATAATTAGACGCAGCATAAAAAAAAACTAAAAAAATAAATAAGGAAAATAATGGAAAAACACTGGATACAAGATGCAATAAAAAAGCCAGGTTCATTGCGAAAATCATTACATGTTAAAAAAGGCAAAGACATTCCCGAATCAAAATTAAAAAAAGCCGAACATAGTAAGAATCCTAAGACAAAAAAAAGAGCTATTTTAGCTGAAACTCTAAAAAAAATGCATAAATAGAAATGACTTATACTCCTACATATGTAAAAGCTTATGAGACGGCATTGGTGCAAAGCAGACAAAATTTTATATTGCCTGCCGATGCCTACCCTATTTTAGAGAATGCTTTTGTATTTCGTGAGCGTATTGTAAGAAAATCAGGATTACGACTACTAGGAAGATTGAGAAGAGTTTTAACAGCTCAAGCATTAGGTAATTTAGACGGTGCTGGTAATTTTTCAGGTAATATCAGAACTATTTTGACATTAGAAGCAACAGGAGAAATAGAACCAGGAACATTAGCTATTTCAGATGGAACAAATACATTTACTGATAATGGTATAGGTATTTTAGTTGGATCACCGGCAGGGGCAGGAACAATAAATTATGTCACAATGGATTTTACTATTACAGGAGGGGCAATAGGAGGAGCATTAACAGCATCATTAAACTATTTTCCCGGTCTTCCTGTAATGGGATTGAGAAGCGAGGAATTAAACGACATAAATAATGAAAGGATGATCGCTTTTGATACAAAATACGCCTACCGGTTTGTAAATGGATTTCAGGAGTTGATACCCGGTACAACATGGACTGGACTAGATTTTAATTTTTTTTGGTCGACTAATTACTGGGTAGGATCTATTAGTAATCTGAAAATATTTTGGGTGACAAATTTTTCTGGTGTTGCCGGTGATCCAATTAGATATACAAACACGCAATTAACAGCTTGGAAAGACTTTATACCTACAATAAATGCAGGTGGTGACAAGCTCCAACAATGCCTATGTATTATTCCTTTTAGAGGTCGTCTAATGGTATTTAATACCAGAGAAGGAATTAACCTAGCAGCCTCATCAAATTTTAGACAGCGTATTAGATGGGCACAAATTGGAAATCCTTTTTACCGAGATGATACCGATATTAATACAGTTTTTAATGTCGATGCTTGGCGTGATGATATACCTGGAAAAGGTGGTTTTTTAGATATTCCAACCTCTGAGGATATAGTTTCAGTTGGATTTGTACGTGATAACCTCGTAATTTATTGCGAGTCATCAACATGGCAATTGCGCTATACAGGAAGATCGATAGCCCCTTTCCAAATAGAAAAAGTAAATACCGAACTAGGTGCAGAAAGCACATTTTCGGCTGTACAATTTGATACCTCTTTGGTTGGAGTAGGAAATAGGGGAATAGTTGAATGCGACAGCTATTCAAGCAAAAGAATAGATATAAAAATACCTGATTTAGTTTTTAGATTTTTCAACGAAGAAAACGGTGTCAAACGTGTGCATGGTATCCGTGATTTTCAACAGAGAATAGCATATTGGTGTTACACAGAATCGGACGAAGGAACAAAAATTGCATTCACTAAATTTCCTAACAGGCGATTAGTTTATAATTATGAAAATGATTCATGGGGAATATTCATAGATTCTAATACTTGTTTTGGCATATATCAGCCACAAAGTTCATTAAAGTGGGAAGATTTTCCAAATACAGATCCATATAATATTTGGAGTAATCAATCATTTGCATGGAATAATGAGACAGCACAATTCCAATCAATAATGGGCGGCAATCAGCAAGGCTTTGTTGAATATCTTGGTCAATATAACCTAAATAAACCAAATACTAATGACATATCCCTATCAATTTTTGGAATAACAGGTAATGACGCCAACCCTACAAAAATAAAGAGCATAGACCATAATTTACCTGACGGTACTGTAATACAAATTATACAAATTCCTACTGGAACGCCATTTTCAGCTAGTCTAAATGATGGAATATTCGGTATTTCAGTTATAGATAAAGACAATTTCATATTATTTAAATATTCTTCGGAAACACAGGAATTTTCAATACCGCAGCAAGACCCCTCAACAGATGTGTATATTGGCGGAGGTAAGATAATGGTTCGTGATAATTTTAGGATTGTCAGTAAGAAATTTAACTTTCTCGACGAAGGTCAAACGATACAATTTGGATATATGGATATTCTGATGAATAACACTACCGCAGGTGCTATCACGATGAATATTTATATAGACTATAACGACGAAGACCCTATAAACACATACGACCAAAATTTTAATCAAGAAACAGATCAACCGGATACTTTTTTCAACTCTGTTATTCCGACATATGCCGAACTACCAAGAAATTCCAAAAAGAACTGGCAGAGGGTTTACTGCAATGTCAGAGGGTCATTTATAACGATAGAATTTACCCTATCAAATGGACAACTGGCAGGAATAGAACAAGAAAGCGAGGTTGAAATAGATGCTCAAATATTATGGATGCGTAAAGCAGGGCGACAATTTGCCCTTGGAGTATAAAAAATGACTTATAGCCCAAATATACCATTACCAGGAGACTATATTAGCGATAGTCAGCAGGATATAAAAAACAATTTTGCCGTAGAAGATGCGGTAATGACAATAAATCATTATCAATTTTCTATCAATGATGGAAAACAGGGAAAACACAGATGGTGTGAATTAGTAAATCAATCGTCCTATCCTCTTACACAAGCAGCAGGAGAGGGATCAATATTTACTAAAAATATTAGTCCTACACCACTTGTTAATAATGATAGCCAAATATTTTATACACCTGATGCAACAGGAAGAGAATATCAGCTAACGACATTCATTGAATCGCAATTTGCTACCTTTGCGACTAATACACAATA